TGCTGTAGCTCAAACTTGAAACTGGCAGTGCGCGCGGTTGTCACGATTTGCAACGGGTCAAAATACTCCGCTGCCGTGATCTGGTCAGTCGTGACCGTGTAATCAAATTCTGAGCCATCTTTGGTGACGCCAAGCAAGTTCCACCCGGCCGGCCAAGTGTCGGTAAAAACGCTGCCCGCCACCGTGTTAGTTGGCAGCGAGGTCGCCAGGTTTGCAATGTAAAGATAGCCAGCGCCAGTAGCAATGGCATTCTTCGGGACAGTGACAGCGGGCATTGGGTTACCTCGCTCCAATCAAAAGGGCGGATAGTACACGGCCGGACACCCGGCCCTAGCCAAACCAGGAAGGTTCGACCGCATTTACACGCGCGATGCCTTAAGCACTTTGCGCGCGTCCCGCACGGCGGGAATAAGCGACCTGTGCGGCCGCCGGTCACGAGGGTTCTTTTTACGCTCGTGGTAAACCGCGTAAGGCACCGGGCTGATAATGTCCACGTAAACGCCGTGTTCCGTGGTGCCAAGATCCATGCGCATTGAATCGCGCATGTGGCCCGTGCGGACAAGCGCACGCTTTTTAGCGCCGCGCAAAACAACTTCGCCAAGCTCTCTCATCAAGTGCTGGCCAACTTCACCATTAGGGTTATCAAGGAAATCCGTGAGCGCTGCCGTATTCCAGTCAAGGCGAACTTTCGTCGTTTCCATCGCCATAATCCTTGATTAGCTGCGCCCGGCTCATCCCGTTAACCTCATCAGGATCCGCGCCCTGAGAGATTGCGTAAGCTGCCCAGCGAGCCTGCGAAGCATTGAGCGCTGGCCGGTCAAGCCTCACGCCTTCCCGGGCCTTCACATCCTCGTCAAGCACAAGCCAGGCAGCGTCACCCTCAACCGCGCTGGCAGCCACGAGGTCGCCAGGGTTGTACGCCCGCACGCCGTTATAAGTGATTACATTCAAAGCCTCGTAAGGCCAGTTAGGTGCAACCATGGTCAAGCGCCAATCACGTAATATTTAACTTCGGTTGCCGTGCCATCAACGCCCATGGATACCCGCCCGTTAGCGTCACCGTAATAAGCGGGCACCCTGAACGTTCTAATAGCGCCGGCCGCAATAGAGTGCGTGCGGGACGCTACCGCCAGCCCATCAACTTGGAAGTTACAAACAAGGGTGACAACATGCGTGCCAGCGCCAGTGTTACGGGCCAGGACAAGCCCGCCTGCTGGGACCGTGTCCGTGCCGGCGGTTGCGCCGCTTCGCTCCGTCATTGTGGTTCCCGCGCCCGTGGCAAAGTTACCCTCAGCCGCAAAATCAGTCATTATCGGATCAACCTTCCTTTTACCCGAAACCCGGCATTGCCTCAGCATTAAGCAACGCCCGCGCATGCGGCGGGATTTGATAACCGGGAGGCATCAGCGTTTCATATGCGGCGGTTTCCTCAAGCCCTGGCATTTGCGAATCAGCGCTCACCATGCGCTGTGTTGCCCACAAGTCGTAAACGATTTCCTTAACCGCCAGGGTGACCCGCTGAGGTATCACCGTGCGCCCAGCCAGATAAGTGGCCTTCCATGGCCCATAGTAAAAGCCCATGTAGTTTTTAGGCTCGACCACGCCGCTATCCTTGTAAACCATCAAGTCACTGCCTGCCCACGCCGGGCCACCCGGCCACTCCGAAGTGATAGACGTAACCGCGTTAACGGTTGGCAACGGGCCTTGAGGCAGCCTTATGGCCTGCCTCGTGGTGCCGGTAATGTGCTCGCCGGTGACCTGGCGGATAACGCAAGTGCCCACAATCGTTTCGGCCAGCTCCGTTGCGGCGTGCATGATCCCGCGCAAAATATCATCACGGGACGTGTCAAGCACGTCAAGGAAATCCCGCATTTCGTCAAGGCCAACAACACTGCGGTAAACAACCGCATTCTCATAATCAGTGCGGAAGGTAACCGGCCCGGTTGTCTGCCAGTCAAAGCGGTAAAGACCCTCTTGGGCAAGGACGTAATCAACGTGATAATTGCCTAGGCTGTCATGTGTGACACTTGGCGTTGCGGTCGTCTGGTCAGGCAAGGTCGCTGTCACGGTTGCCGAGGCAGCGTCAACCGGCGAACCGTCAGCCGCTTTAACTTGCAAGCTCGTGCGGTATGTGGCGTTAACGTCAGTGCTCATGCGCTGTTTCCCGTAACTCGTGCGGCGGGTGCCTGGCCCTGGCTGGCAATAACTTTGTCCTTCGTTTTGCCGGTGACCTTGAGCGAGGCGGGTTGGCCCTGGCTGGCAGTGACTTGGCCGGCGGGCTGGCCGGTGACCCTGGCTGTCCCGTAACCAAACTGTTGCGGGACGTTGGGCACGCTTATAAGCGCCTGGCAAAAGGCTGTGACTGCGGACACGAGCGCGCCCGCCCGTGCCTGTATCGCGCCGACCGTTGTGTTTACCGCCACGGTTGCCGGATTGGCTGTCATGCTGACGCCAGCCTGAGGCGCTGTAACGGTCACAGTGGCAGCCACTGTTGTGGCCGGTACGGTCATGCTCGTCTTTGGCTGAACGGGCGGGACCGTGGCGCTCAGGGTCACACAGGGCGGGTTAGGCGTTGCGCCCGCCCGAAGGGTGACAGCGGGCACGGAGGTTGACCCGTTGACCGTTGCCGGCGTGACCGTTTGGCTTGCGGCAACAACCGGCGAGCCGATAGCCACGAGGCCCGCCACAACCGAAGGCGAAACCGAAGCGCTACCGCCAGCGGATACCGAAGGCGCGCCAACCGACACAACCGCGCTCACCGTGGCTGGCGTCACGAGCGCGGTCCTCGTCACGCCCGGGGCTGGCACGGTGGCAACACCGGCCACGACGCCAGGCGCAGCCAGTGAGCTTGCGCTAGGCGCCGGCGCGGGCACCGTGGCCGGCGCGTTCACAACCGGGGGGATGGGCTGGGCGCCACTCGCCGGCGTTGCTGCCGGTATCGACACGATGGCGCTCACGACACCTGGCGTAACCGTGGCGTTCCCGCCAGCGCTCACGCTAGGCGCTGGAATGGCAACCGTGGCGTTGACCGTGGCGGGCGTGACAGTCTCGCCCGCTGTGAAGCTGGGCGCGGGTATCGACACAACGCCGGCCACGACGCCAGGGGAAGCCTTAGAGCTTGCGCTAGGCGCCGGCCCGGGTATCGCTGTGACCGCATTAACGACAGCGGGTGTGACAAGCGCGCTCGTGATAATCGCGGGCGCGGGTATTGCGGTTGAGGCGTTGACCGTGGCGGGCGTAACGAGCGCGGTTGTGACAATCGCCGGCGCGGGTATCGACACAATGCCGGCCACGACAGCGGGCGCAGCCAGCGAGCTTGCCGAAGGCGTGGCACTGCCAAACGTGACGCTCGCATTAACCGTGCCGGAAGTGACGAGCGCGGTCCTCGTCACGCCCGGGGCTGGCACGGTGGCAACACCGGCCACGACGCCAGGCGCAGCCAGTGAGCTTGCGCTAGGGGCGGGCGCGGGCACTGCCACGAGGCCCGCCACAACCGCCGGCGCGACAGTCTCATCCTCAATAACCGTGACAGCCGGGATCGCCGTAACCGCGTTAACAGTGGCAGGGGTGACCGTGGCATCGCCACTGACAACCGACGGACCCAAATAACCAGTTGTTGAGACGCCGATATCGTCAAGCCATATGGTAACGGAAACGTTATTAGAACCGAAAAGGTAGGCGCTAAACGTGCCTGCCGTGTTTTGCGTGGCGGTTGTCGTGACCGTTTCGTCAGCGGTTGTGCTGTCCGCCGAGAGGAATAGTTTAACTTCCTCTTGGCCCACCGTGGCGGAACCAATGAAAAAACCTTCAACCCGAACCCACTGGGACAGCGGGATTTGGGTTGTCATCGTTTGGATATTGCCCGCGTTGCCCCCGAGCACCAGTTGCCGGCTCGTGTTTATTTGGAGGCGGGCAAACCCTGGCGTTTGAAACAGGATAACGTTCGCGGTCGTGCTGGGCGCGCCGGAAATGTAAAGATAAAACCGGAACCACGCCTGAGTCCGCGAGCCGACCGAAGTTGTCCACTCAACTTGGCCATTTACGGTCTTAGCAGACAACGTGCCATGAGCGGCAACAGTGTTATCAAACGTGGGAGCTGTGCCGGCGATAACGTCAAAAGCGTCATCATTTGGGCCGCCCGAATTGCCGGTGGAAACGGCCGTGCCGTTAGTGCCAGTCTCAAAGCTATTTTTAACAACGCTCTTGGCAATCGTGACACTGCCAATCGTGACAGTACCGTTGACCGTGGCGGGTGTCACAGTGGCATTAAGAGCGCCAGCGTCGTAAGCTGCCTGCCTGATATACCGTTGCCATGCCATCGGCGAGCGCCGGCCGGGCGGTATCCTCGGAGGCGCTGGAATATCCGGCACGGTCGCGCCGCCAGCGGGCATGACCAGAATAGCCAAACCGGTTTGGTTACCGGAATCGGTTGTTGTCGGGGCTTGCGCCGACCCGGAGCAATTCGCGTTAAACAGGGCAGCGTTACCCTGGCCATCCGTCCCGTAAATATACCCGGAGGTTGCGCCGCCGCCAGATGTGCCGGTATTGAACGCATACGCGAAATACAGTTCACCACTGGCTACCGGACTCAGCGACGGGAAGGATGCTGTGCCACTGCCGTTATCAACATTTCCTTGTTTGTCAATAACCGGCATGCCGGTCGTCGTCGAGAATTCTTGTTTTACTGCGGCTTCAAAACTGCCGGTGGTGCCGGCACCCCACGTAATTGTAACCGTTGCCGTGGCTGCCGAAGTGACTTGCCCTACAAACGCCTGCAAATGCCCGGGGCCAGCCGAGGTCGCCGCCGGGTTGCCAATCGTGGACCATGTGCAGTTTGTGGAGGACAGTGCTGTTGCGGTACGGGTGCCGGTATAATCCCCGACAATAATCAAAACAAAATTGCCGACGCCAGATGTTGTCAGGGAAAATGATGCCAGCGCCCCGGAGGCGGTCGCCCCGGTAATACTGCCAACCGCCGAATACGCCACGGCAAAGCCCCTTTAACTAATCGTCAAGGTTCCTTGCACGGTCACCGGCCCGCCCGTTGTGGTCACTGTGGCCCGCGTGCGCCGTCCCGTACCCGGCTCGTAATAAGCGCTAACAACAAAAGTGGCAGCATTACCGCCAGGGCCTTTAGGTGGCGGAATAGCCGGAACAAGCCCGCCCGTAACAATTCCGTCCACAATAAGAAACCAAGTATTACCGCCGTCATTGGACTGTTCAATCGCGATCTCACAGGTTGTGCCGGAAGTTAGCGAATTGAAACCGCCAGCCACTGTGCGGTCAATCGTCAAAACCGCCAACGTGTCATTATTGTTTACGTTCGCCGGGCCAAACGACCGCACGCCATCATTAAGCGTCGTCAACGGGATTGTCAGTGTGCCAGCCATTGTGTCAGCCGTGAACAACGACAATAAGCCGTGTGCAAGTAATAGACGGTGAGCCGGTAGTTGCGGACAAGGTAACGCCAACATCAAGCTCATTAGTCTGTTGCGTGTTAAGCGTTGACACTGTGCGCGCTGCCTGTGTGACAGGGAAAGGCGTTGTGCCCCATGCGGTAAGAGACGTGCCATAAAGCTGTTCGCCCGTGCCACGGATAGCGCCAGCGGTAGGGCTAGCTGCCGTGATTTTGCCACGGTAACGCAACTTGATAGGCCACGCCGCAGCCGAGGCAGACAAAGCATTAGCGGGCGTTGCCGCAATCAACGTCTTGGACCCAATCGCCTGGCCAACCGAGCCGATATAAAAACCAAGCGTCAACGTTGGCGTTGCTGACGCTGATGTCATTTCAAGATCAGCCTCAAGGTCAAGCTCAGTGCCCAACGTCAACGTACTGCCCGGTATCTGAGGCAAAGGCAAAGGCGCTGCCGTGGTCAATGCAGCCGCGGTTACCGCTGTACCATTGTTACCGGCCAAGTTCCCAGCGGGCGCAGTCCAAAGCACATTAGCCATAACTAAACCTCACGGGGTAACGTCAATCTCAAAAATGCCGGTAGCTGCCCACTGAATACCAAAGGTGCCGTTATTGGTTGGGTACGACGCACCAAACGCAACGCAAACAATCATGGCATCAACCATGTCAGCGGGCGCGGTCACAGGATCCGCATAGATAATGCAACCCGCTGGCCCGCCACCCGTGCTAAGCGTCGTGCTGGCGACAGACAGGTCGTTCGTATGGTCATACCTAACGGATCCCGTTGTGCCCTCAGCGAGCGTTGGCGTGGCGCTCGTGCTACCGCTGGCGGCCGCAGACAAAAGCACGCCACCGGCAGACCAGCCCGTACCCGACACTTCGCTCGTGTTAGCCCAAACTACGGTCGCTGCACTAAAGTTAACGGGCGCTGTCCCGTCAGTGAGCGCGCTTGAGTGAAGGGCAATCTTATACGTGGCAAGGGTCAAGTTGATTTGCCCGCCGGTAAGGCTAGTGCCCTTCAAAATCTCTTGTATCGTGTGGACATACAAGCCACTTTTAGTAAACGCCATGTCAGTTAACCCGGCCAATCTTCATTCGCACAGTATCCGGCCGGATAAGAACGTCGACCCGGTCGTCCCTAGTGGCATGCTCGGTAACCGTGTTGCCCAGCTCATCAGTGACCGCTTTTGTCCTTATCCCGTCATCCCGCCGGCCTTCCTTAACCGCCGGCTTGGTTTGCCCGTGAGGCAGGAAACCGATTGACAAGAGTTTGTCTCTATCAATCTTTTTGCGGTTGCTCATGTCTTGTCCCGGCTAGGGCCGGCTGTCCTGCCCTTAGGTGCCTGGCGGCGTGGCTCAGCCACGGGCGCGGGCGCTGGCTCACGCCCAGCGGGCGCGGGTGCCTCATCAGCGGGTGCCTCGGAAGGCTGGGCAGCCTCACCCGTATAACCAAGCTCCGCAAGCTCAGCGTCAATCTTTTGCACTGGCGTGCAACCCTCGCCCGATACCTCAACCCAATCCGCACGGGCACGAAGCAACGCGGCAACCCGCGCGTCATCAGTAGCCATGATTACAATTCCTTAATCTCAGGGAAATTCAGATGCACGGGGTTAACGTGCCAGCAAATACGGGCCTCACCCGCTTGCCGGTAATACCACCCGCTAAAACCAATGTCAGTAAGCTTCTGGCCCGGGAAGGCGTCACCATAAGCGGCAAGCCACTTGGCAGGGAGGTAAACCATCCCGAAGCCCCACAAGGCGCAAGCCTCGTCATCCTCCGTGATATGACGACACCCGGTCCCATTGTTGACGTAACGGTAACCCGCCCGTTCTGGGGCACTGTGGTCGCGTATCTGGCTGCCAAACATCCCGCCCGGGTACATCACGCACGGATGCACGAGGCAGGACAACGGGTCCGTTCTGGCATGCTCGGCGAAGTGGCTAAAATCCTCAGGGCTAACCGCTGTATCCCAATCAACATGCAAAATGTCATCGTTGTAAGCAATGAGTTTGCGGTAATCAAAATCTGAGTTGAGCATTCGGGGTATCATGTCGTCGGCGCGCGGGTGATACTCGGGCGGGTCACGAGGCCACGAGCGGATCACTTTCATAATGGTTTGTTATCCTTCCCGCTGCCAGCCCAGCTACCGCTAACGGAGCGAGTCAACACGCAACGGCAAATGCCAGGCTGGCAGCGGGATCAGGATTACCCGTCAGAATGTCGGGGCAACAAGTGAAGTGCCGCCGACCTTTTGCATACCATTCGCATAACGCGCAAACGTGTACGCGAAATAGCCATAAACCACGAGCAAAACGCCCAGCGCCGTGGCATTCGGCTGTTCCGCGCGGATAAACGCCGGCGCGCCGGCATCTTCCCAAAGGTGGCATTCCGTGGAAGGCACAACGTAAATCTCATCCTGGTTAGTTCCAACGCCAAGGTTTGTGGGAATGTTGTTGTCAACAATAACCCTCAGACCATTAGGCAGGACGCCACGGGTGCCACTGTTATAAGTGGCAGTAGGATCCGCAGCGGCACCAGCCTGAACCGGGATATTGCTAAAATTAATCAGCGGCCAAGTGCTGGTCATTTCCTTAGACAGCCAATACCAACGCCGAGAGTGCATGACCGCATAGTCAGGCGTTCCCATGGCCAGCAAGGCAGCCTCAACCCCGGACATAGCGCCCATGATCTTGGGATACAGCTTGGCGCCGGTAGGCCCTGTGTCGTCATACTGGTTGTTAGTGGCCTTAGCGGAAAGCCCGTTAGTGGCCTGGTTAATCAGCGTCGAGTCAATGACCGTGTTGTAACGCTTAAACAAATCCTGTAGCGTCACGTCCTCAATACCGTTGCCGCGCTCAATCGCCTGACGGGAAACGTTCTGCCAACCCTCGGCAGTCTGAACGTTAATCGTCAAATCAGTCTCACCAATAGACACCGGCGTTGTTGCCGCAAGCTGGGAAGCCTGTAGCGTGGCGCTGGTCGCCGTGGTGATAGTCGGGATGGTAAGAGTCATACCCGAAGCGGGCAACTGGTGATGATTGCAAACATCAGCAAACGGGCGCATGTTAGCCACTGCCGGCGCCGTCATGTCGACCAAATACTGAGGCACCACAAGGCCACCAAAAACGGACGTGGCAGCGTCACCCGCTGCCCGCTCAAGGTAACCGGCGCGCTCGACCCTTTCCTCTTGCATGTGATGGGCCAGGCGGGACTGTGCGCTAACATCATTGCCCAGCGTGCCCCGCACCACGTCGCCGAGGAAAAGGGAACCGCGCGGGTCACTGCCCGGGTTGTAAGTGCGTTCCTCACGCCCAACCCTGGCCACGCCATCGTACTTAGGCAGCGTTGCGCCACTGTCGCGCGTGTCATGCGCCTTAGCGTCCCGCTCAACTTCCTCAGCCTCAACCTTGCGGGCACGGGCGAGCTTGCCCTTAATGCCTTCCTCCTGAGACTTGGCAAGCTCAATGTTGGCGAAAAGCTCGTCAGTGCGCTTCGACTCATCCTCAGTGAGATTTGGCCGGCCTTCCTGCCGGGCAGTGTCAAGGATCAACTTGATTTCAGCGTCCGCTTTTGCCTGGCGCTTTTGCGCCGCCTCAAGCTCAACCTCAATCGAGGCAATAAGCGTCTTGATATCCATTGCGGATAACCTCTCAAAACTCGTGGTAACGGTTAACCGCGCCTACGTTTGAATTCGCCCGGCGCAAATGAAAGTGTCAATTTGGCGAGCCGGTATGACTCCCGGCCTTATGCCCCGCGTTTGACTTCGCCAGGGCCACGCCGATTACTCGCCTAGCGCCACTTTCAAGCGCTTAGCGATAAGGTCAGTCGAATACCCGTGGCGGGCCTCAGCCTGAGGCGCGCCCCGGTCATCAGGATCATCAATGCCCAAATTGGCCATCAATTGATCCGCTATGGCCTCGGCGCCAACGAGCAAGTCAAGCGCCTGAGCTACAGCCGGATCCATGGCGCTGGTATCCATGCCGGCAACAAGGTCGCTGGCAGTGTCCAACGCGGCGTCAAGGGCAGCCACGAGCGCCTGTGTGCTCTCGTCAGGATCCATGTCTGTGAGCGCCCGTGCGGGACGCTGGCGGGCTGGCAGCCCGTGACCCTTACCCGTGGCAGCCTCCCGCACAGTGAGGCGCACAAGGCCAGCCCTGGCGACATGCGCGGGCATGCGGTCAATCTCAGCTAGCCACTCCGCAGCCCGTGACCCAATCGAGGTAAAAGGATTAGCTCCATAATTAACCGCGCTCACGTCACCACGGTTAATATCAGCCTCAGTGATCGTAAACGTGTCGTAATCCTCATTCCACTCGCCATCGTTAAGCCGGAAGGCGAAGGACATTTCATCAATAAGCCCGTCAGATATGCCCGACATAAGATCCCGCACGTCTTGCCGGTCAGCGTTCAAAAACGCATGCGCCCGCAAACCCAAAATGTCAGCGGTCAAGTCAAGCGTTCCGTTGGCAGTGCGGGCCATGGTCATGCCACGGTGATTCAACAGGAAAGCAACATCAGGGTTAGCGGCAAGCGACTTATCAAACGCCTTCGCATCCATGATCTCCGTGTAAGGGCCGAACATGTCCCACATTTCGTAGCCCTTGCTAAACGTGCTGGCGTACCCGTCGACCTCGTACATTTGTTTACCGTCACGCTCAATGAGCGTTGCGCGGATAGAGGACGGGAACCCCTGACTGCGGAAGCTTCCGCCAGTCGGCACGGGCGAGCTTGCGCGCCCTTCACGCATCTTGGCAATCTCGCTGGCGTAATTAATCATGGCTTAAAAGCTTCCTTCGGACAATTCGAACTTGGGATTCTTCGGAGGCTTAACCGGCCAGAAGCGGTCAAACTCAGCCATTTGTTCCTCAGTGAACGGTGGCATGTTGTTAAGCGCGCGAGCTTCCGAAGGTGCCAACTGGCGGGACTCCACTTGCAACCGCAACATTTCGGTTCGCGTTTGCGGGTCCATGCGCAACAGGGCATCAGAGTTGAGTTTCACAAAACGTGGCCTAGGCAACAGGCGCGATAGCGCCGCCTCACGTCTGATAATCGCCGGCCCAAGAGAAGTGATAAGCAATTGCAAATTCCGCTGTGTAATGTTGGCGTAAGTGACAGACTCACCCGACACGGCCGCATCAATCATGTCTGATGGCACGTCCATAAAACGGGCAATATCAGTGGCGCTAAACTTTTTAGCCTGTAGCCAGTCCGCCGAAGCCTCCTGGGCTTGGATGAACGAATACTCCCAATCGGACCCGTGAACAAAAGGCTCGCCCATCGCCTGAGACGCGCGCCACGCCTCTTTAACAATCGTTGACTCTTTCGCGTTAACCTTTTTTTCAACGTTCTTCAACCGCGCCCGGGGCACCGCATTACCCGCAAACCAAGCGGTAACGAATTGTTGCACGCTCGCATACTCGCCAAGAGTCCACGCCGCATAAGCAACAGGGGACAGCCCAACATGCACGCCAGATATCGTGTATTGCTTTTCGTGCCAAATCACGGACGGGTCATACTTCGTCCCGTTAATGCGCCACTCGTAAAGCACGCCATCTTTAACCCGTGCTGAGCAAGCTGCCGAAGGTTGCAAATCAATCCTGGCGGGAAACCCGTTACCATCCCACTGGCTAATAATGCCAACGCTATTGCCGGATGAGTCAAGCTCACCTTGAGAGCTGTAAAGCCACTCAAGAATATCGACACGGTCGCCGCCAGGGTTGACGAGGATTGGCGGTTTAGCCACGTCAATTTGTATGTCACCGACCGTGCGGTAAACGTCAACAGGCAGGGTTGATATCAGGTTACCCCGCAACCGCCGGCACGCCCAAACCGCTGAGTGCATCATGGCGGTTCGCTCGTCAATAACCGGCATCGGCTGAGCGAAGCTCCCGGTTGCCCGCATAGGCTGTAGCTCAGCCGGGCTGGTAATGCCGAAATAACGTTCCTCACGCTGGCGTGAGCGCTTCCCAAACAACAGGCCCATAGCTCACGCTCACAAGCGCCAGTCAAGCAAACCGCAACCAACACCAGCGACAATCAAGCCGGCGGGCAGGTACACGAGCGCGGCGCCCGTGGCCACGAGCGCGATACACGCCAGGGCGGGCACGTCACGCGCGAGACGTTTACCGGAGGCTAGGCGCTGCCTGGCGTTACGAAACATGTCTCGCATCGTTGATGGCCTCCCAGCCGGAAAAATCTTCAAAAAAGTTTGCGGATCTGGCCGGATCCGTTTGCGTGGGTACCCACCGCCGGGTAAGCTGTAGCTACAAGGTCAAAACAGAGAGGACAGCACAATGAACATCGAAATCCCGGCCACCTGTATCCCCGACCTGAACGTCCCGTTTGACGTAAACCGCGATTGGCCTTGCAAGCGGGCCGCGTTTATCTCAACCCTCAACATGTTTGCTGCGGACATCACCCGCACTGAGCGCCGGCTCGCCCGCACGAGCAACGCCTACCGCGCCCGCAACCTCACCGCATGGATTGCCGACGCTGAGACCCGGCTCGCAAAGCTCGTGCCCCTGGCCGATGACAAGCCTTGCACTTGCAAGGAATCGGGCCTCTACGGCTGACAGCCAGCCAAGCGACTAACCCGGCCACAGCGCCGGGTTTTTTGCTGCCCTTAAACCACGCCCGCATCCCGCAAAGCCACCATGCCCGCCTCATCAATCAGGCCCGCCAGCCTAAGGCGCTCCACATCATCCCGCCCGTAAACGCCAGCCCGGCAAACCCTGATAATCTCATCAATGTCAAAATGCACGGAATCGCCCACATCATAATCCTGAGCGTCAGTATTCATAAAACCCCACAACGCAAAAGTCACAACCATAAGAGGCGAAATATCCGCACCACTATTGCGCCGGTCAAAAGCCCAAGACTCAGACAAATCACGTTTCACCGCAGCCGAAACCGCATTCTTCAACGCCGGCTGCCCGTAATGCCTGACACTTCCGTTGTTAAAAGCGTCATACACAAGCCCGCACGCATGCGCCACATCCTGAGCTTGCAACGTCACAACAGGCAGCCCCGCTTTTTCAAGCTCAGCAATAAGCGAACCCACCTGTGCGCGCTTATCCAAAACCCAAGCCGAAGGCTTCCATTGCTCGTGAATCTCCCTGCAACGAGCCACAACCCACCCAGTCCCGTTACGGTAATCGACCACTTGCAAACCCGTAAGCCCATCGGCACGAGCGCCCGCAACACCAACCGCGGCGGATTGCCTATCCCAGGACATTTCAACCGCAAACACAGGGCGGGCAACCCTCGGCGGTTCCTTCGCAAAATCCTGTGTTGCTTTCCACCAACGTTGCGGAATAACAAGCCAGCCGTCCTGCCCAGCCGGATACTCCCCAACGCCCAAAATCTCACGGTTAAAACCCGCCTCATTGCCCGTAAAAGCCTCACGAACCCTGCCTATCATTTCCTCAGTAATACGGATACCCAAGCCAGGGTTAGCCCTGGCCACCGACCGCATATCCTCAGGGTTATCATGCTTAACGCAATCCGGCTTGCAATACTCGTCATGAGCGTTAATACTCCACTCGAAACCCGCCAGCGTTGGTGACGGGTTGGCCCTGCCCGCCCGGCGGGCCTCATCAGCGCCCACAAGCGCCCGGCGCAAAACCCCAAGCTGAGTGGACACCTTAAGCCCAGCGCTGCCCGTGTAAAAAACCTGAGGATTAGGACGGGCCATCAGCGAAGGCAACGAGGCAGCGATCTTATCCGCATCAAGGATCATGGCCTCGTCATAAACAACAAGGTCACCAGTAAACCCGCGCCCAGACCCGCCCGACCGTGCAATAAAAATCAGCCGCGGCTTTTGCGCCCGCCTGACAAGCTCACCCTTGGCGCCGATAATCAGCGTGGGCTTAGCCTTCAGCTCAACAAACTCACGCCCGTAAGCGGAAGACTCCCGCACAACCCGGCGTGACAGGTCAGGCGTGTTATGGATGAGCGAGCTAACCCGCAAATAATGTTCCGACGCAGTTTTATGCTCGTGCGCGGTATGGATGAGCAAACGGTCAGACTCAAACAAAAACAAGCCGGCCAGTTCCCTGGCCTCAAGGACGCTGCCCTTTCCGTTTTGCCGGCTCACAATCAACAGGGTTTGAAACGCACACCATTTGCCATCCTTGCGCCTGTGAAGCGAGGATGACAAAACGTATTGCTGCCAGTCGTCAAGGATCAGGCCGGCGTGCGCCGCAAGCTCAATGGCTTCCGTACCCGTCGAGGATGCCAGCCCGTCAGGCAGGGTCCACAAGCGCGGGCGCTGGTCACCCGTAATCATCGCTTGCCCGTGGCTATAGGCCCGGGATCCGCGTTAACCGTGGTGCTCAGCCGGTCGACCACGTCCTCACCCGTGTCCTGGCCCTGTGCGCGTAGCTGGGCCAGGGTGAGGCGCAGCTCCCGTGACAGGCCCGCCAGCGTCTTACCGTCAAGCTCAGGCCCGTCTATCTCGCCCGCCAGGGCCAGGGCCAGCGCCTCAAGCGCGCTGCCCGCCTCATCCCGGCTGGCAAGCTTCAAGTCATGCATAACGCCAGCGGTAACCGGCATGGCAACCTCACAGCGGGCTAACGTAATAAGGGGAATGCCCGCCACCATGGCCAGGCGCAAACAACCGCTCACCCTTAATGGCGAAGTTTTCCAGCGCCTCATGGCGCTCAACCATTAGGATTGCTTCCAAAAGCCACCGCGCCCAAGCCTCACGGTTATAAGACTCAGGAGGAACCCACAAATAATGCGTGACCGTATAAGGTTGCGAATGGTCAAAACTGTCAACCGTGTCCACGGTGACAATGAGCGTGAGGCCAAAAGCGCCCGCATGACGCGCGCAATCTTTAAGCTCAAAAGCCCAGCCGGGTTTATATTGCAACTCGTCAACCAATACCGCCAGGTCAACCGGGTAAGGGGCGCTTTGGCGCATCTGAGCCATAATTACCGCTTTTTGTAGGATTCGTGCAAATGGCTTACAATTGTAATTGGTGGCCGAACGGCCGTTCGGCAGAGCCATTGTTTATCGTTCGCGATCTGCGCCGCTTTTACGTTCGATTTAAGCCTCTGACCTGCGACGATGCCATTTCCTGAAATTCGGGTCTATAAAAAACGTGTCGGC